AAATGGGTCAATAAGAAACAGAAAAAGAATGTTAGTGGTTGGGTACAGTGCGAGGAGGTTATGCTTCGCAAGGATTTTTATCCCTCTTTGCCTATTGACAATCTTGAGAAGTTGTATTATAATCCCATTCGTGATGTTCACTGGCGACGAGAGAGTGATGGTGGTGAGTTTGTGTGGGATAACAGCGAGTATGACACCTTAGTTACCGATGGGCGACAGGTTCATATTCTAGAAGAACGTAACGGAAATTTTGACGGTATTTACGAGATAGACCCTAAGTATACAGAAAGTTTTGGAATTTATGATCAAGGTTGAAATGAGTGTTCGTGAGGCTCTGAACATGGTGTCGAACGGTTGCAATCTCGATATGTTCGAGAAGATCGTGTGTGCGTTGGAAGTGGCTCTGGGCGTGAACCAGCGTCGTATGGTAACGATCACCGGAGGTCTGACTCTGGACAATCGTATCCATTCCATCAAGGCTATTCGCCTCCACACTGGATGGGGTCTCAAAGAGGCCAAGGATTGGACTGACTATCTGGTTGGTGGCTGGCATTACGATAAGTTCGTTCCTGCCAAGTCCGGGGCCAAGCAGAGCATCACTCTGAAAACACCCGAAGCGGCAGAAGCGCTGCTGCGTGATCTGGTGGGTTTGGGTTGTGAGGGTTTTCTCTCATGACCTAAAGCCTTGTCCCTAAAGAACTTAGGGCGAGGCCGGTGGCGCAAACTTGATGTAAGTCCTTGCCACCAAACAACTTAGGACAAAATCAAAATTTTTTGAGCAATCCTCAAGTTGCAGCTTGACAATGCCGATAATATACTGTAGAATGAGAGTATCACGAGACAAGACTCCGCGATGATGCCAACAACAGAAACCATCACGACGGACTTGACAAGTGGGTAACAGTAACGTATACTGGTACTAGAACGATTGGTAACTGTAACACTTTTGGAGAAATGACATGAAGAAGTTTAGTTTTGTGATTGATGTTGTGGCCGATGAGCTTGATCGTGATTCGGTTGTGGATTCGATTCGTGACTGCCTGAGCGGTAGCCTCCCTGGCGACGTTCATGCGAATGTCAAGGCCGGTGAGGTCAAGGCTTTTAGCGAGCAGGGTTATAAGGTGTGGCGAGCGAGGGTTACGGGTGTGACAGCCGAGCAGGCTGGCGATGCCCATGATGGTAAGGTAGAAAAGGAAACTGCCGAAGTGGTTGCGTGATCGACTCTAGGGAGTTATAATGGCTGCGAGCCTCCACGGGACGCCGTGGGGGCTTGCGGTATTGACGGCCCCATAGTTAAATGGATATAATAAGTGACTTCTAATCTCTAGTTGCAGGTTCGATTCCTGCTGGGGCTATTGTTGGGGGCGTAGATCAATTGGTTAGATCGCTAGCTTGTCACGCTAGAGGTTGCGGGTTCGAGTCCCGTCGCTCTCGTTTATCGTAAACCCTTACTGCATAAGCACTTAGGACAAATGCGGCGGGCCGGCCGAGTCGTAAGTCCTTATTTCACAACAACTTGCGTCAAGAATAATTTTTTGAAGTTTTTCGCTTGACTATGCCGATACTATAGTGTAGAATCGGTAGACACAGGAGAAGAACATGAAAACTGCAGACGGTAATGATAAGTTGGGTAAGGGTTGCATTGTGGTTTCGCGTCCGGTTGGCGATACTTGCCCGCCCGATTGCGACTATCTTGGTAATGGCTGTTATGCTGAAGCGACTGAGAATCAGTATAAAAATGCCCGCACTGCCGGGTTTGCTAATGTTATTACGGAGAAGAATAAAATCCGTGCCATGATTCTGGAAGCAAAGCGTCGTGAGAAGTCTATCCGTTGGCATGAGCGTGGTGACTGGTTTCTCAATGGGGAACTTGACCTAGACTATGTTGCTAATGTAACGTGGGCTTGTGAGAGTATTCTTGCCGATGGCGATAGTCTGCCCGATATGTGGTTTTATACTCATATCTACGATTCTCGACTTGTGAGTCTGGAAAAGTATATGAATGTATACGCTAGTGTGCATGACGATAATGATATGGGCGAGGCTCTGGCACAGGGTTTCAAGCTGTTCGCATGGTGTGATAGTGATATGAAGATTGCACCCAAGCGACCCAAGAGCAAAGCAAAGGCCGAAGCATGGCGACAAGCACTGCCAAAGCTGGTGGTTCTCAATGCCACAAAGTTTGTTGTATGTCCCGAAATTCGTCGTGGCCGGTCGGAAATCACTTGCACCGGCACTAAAGATAGTATATCATGTGACTTGTGTGTTCGTGGTTTGGCTAATGTATTGTTTCCAGCCCATTGAAAGGAATTATCATGAGCTACGTTGGATTGTATGATGATGCAGGAAGTAAAAATGCTTTCTATATTATCAAAGATAAAAAGATTGGCCGGAAGCGTGTGGGCTTCAAAGAGTTTGAGAGCGAGAAAGAAGCTAAGTTTGCCCACCGGGTTCAAAAGCATCTGGCTCAGTTTGATTTGGCCCCTATGGTATATGGGGATGTTGGTATGATTCGTAGACACGATGGTGAGTTGACCGCTCATGGTTATTTGACCGAAGTTGCTCGACCTATGCCGGAATGTCATGATGATGAATATTGTGATGGTGAATGTTTTCAGAGTGAATGTAAAAATGGTCAAATGATACAGTTTGTCGTCGATAAACTAGATAGTATGGGCTTGTCATACAATGATGCCCACAAGGGTAATTTTGGTTATATTCGGCGCAAGGGAAAATGGGTAGCGGTTGTTATCGACCTTGGAATTGAGAGCTTTACTGAATGGGATGAAGATATTTATGGACAGTTTGATTACGATGCTGATGAAGATGTTGATTGTTATGGAGTGTGTAATTGTGTTCACTGTCAAAAAGTTCGTCAAAACTTACAGGATTAAAGATAATGAGCAAATACTATATAAAATCTGGAACACTAGAACTAATTTATTCCTGCAACAAATGTCCAAGAGATGCTGCGATGGATGCTATATGGGAAACAAATGAAAATGATACACTAGATGAGTTTATCTATCTTGATGAACGTGGATATAAAAACTATACAAATGCTGATGGATTAACTTGTGTGTTACATACTAGTCATATTCTAAAAGACGCAGGATGGAGTATTGAATAAGACTTTCCGCAAACCCTTACTGCGACAGCACTTAGGGCGAGCGGGGCCGCCCGGCTTTGACGTAAGTCCTTAGCCCACAACACTTTAGATCAAATTCAAAAATCTTCTAAAGTTTCTCCGCCGGATTGGTCGATAATAGATATATGAGAACAAGACGACTATCAACGAGGGGTGAGAGAATGATCCAGTGGGTTGGGATTCTGATTGCTGTTTTGGGATTAGCCTATAATGGTGTAAAAGATTATCAGAAAGGTGATATAAAATTATCCAGACTTCCACAAAAACAGGTCTTGACAAAACCAGTCTATCCCGTACAATACTGTCTGATGGCTTACGACCCTAATGTTAACAAAGTTTTTTACCTACACGAAAATGGACAATGGCATGATTACGCTCCACAACAACGACGATATGAGGCCACGCCGCAACCATATCAAGATCAAGGTAAGACCGCAGTGGCAAGTTCCTACGGGTCACAAGGAACACCGTCACACCGTTATGGACAATCGCCCCAAGCGAACCCGAACCCGATCCGCTGAAAAGCGTAGGGCTTGCGAGAATGGGGACTATTGACTATGATTAGTAGTATGCCAGTGTAGCTCAGTCAGCAGAGCGTCAAATTTGTAATTTGAATGTCGCGGGTGCAACTCCTGCCACTGGCTTTTATTGCCCGATAGCACAATGGTACTGCAACGGATTTTGGTTCCGTCGTTTCTAGGTTCGAATCCTAGTCGGGCATTAAATTATGGTTCGAATCTTGACTCTCAGATGGTGTATAATTATTATATACTAGGAGTCAAGAACTATGAAATTAAAAGATCAAATTTTACAACTAAAAGCTGAGGGTTATTCTTATAGACAAATACAAGATAAGCTTGGGTGTTCAAAAGGCACAATAGCATATCATGTAGGAATAGGTCAAAAGGATAAAACTAAAAACAGAACTAAAGAATACAGAACAAAAGTAAGAAAGTATATACAAGAATATAAAGCTGGAAAAAAATGCTCAGACTGTAAAGAAGATTATCCTTATTGGCTATTAGAATTTGATCATATTGGAGATGATAAGAATTTTAATATCTCAGAATTTTCAGAGCACAGCACCTCGATAGAAATAATAAAAGAAGAGATTAGTAAGTGTGAACTGGTTTGTTGCAATTGCCATAGGAATAGAACATTTATGAGACAAACTAGTGATGCTAGATATGTTGGTTTAGAGTTTTGTAAATACGAAGAATAATTGATGCCCTGTAGCACAACGGTAGTGCGGCAAACTGTTAATTTGTAGGTTGTAGGTTCGAATCCTACCGGGGCAGCTTAAGGAAGAATGGCCGAGCGGTCTAAGGCAGCATTTTACTAAAGTGCCGAGGCGTAACAACCTCCGTGGGTTCGAATCCTACTTCTTCCGTTTGGTAGATTACTCAAGTGGACAACGAGGGCAGACTGTAAATCTGCTGGCTATCGCCTTCGGGAGTTCGAATCTCTCATCTACCACTAAGTTGTTGATATGAAAAGACTTAGGACAAATGTGGCGGGTCGCGTTCGACGTAAGTGCTTGGAGCATAACGACTTAGGATTTTCTAAAGTTTGTTCTTGACAACAGACGATAACTATGGTATGATCAAACAACACGGGGCGTAAGGTAAGCCGGTTGCATCCGACACTCTTATAAGGTGTTCATAGGTACGTTCGACTCGTACACGCCCTACTTTTATGCTACGGAGGCTGACGTTTGAGTTACGAGGCTGGCCCCATCGTCTAATGGTTTAGGACCTTGGATTTTCGTTCCAAGTATCGGGGTTCGAATCCCCGTGGGGTCACTTGACACAGAAAGAAGTTTTGATATACTGCAAAACATGGGTCTCTAGCTCAATTGGCAGAGCAAGGAGCTTTTAACTCTTAGGTTCAGGGTTCGAGTCCCTGGGGACCCACTTGACAATTGTTGGCTGTTAGTGTAGAATAAGGATAAGAAAGGGAGTAGAAGTATGAGATACGAAGATTACTATGATGGTTACAACTATGACTATGATGAATTGGTAGAAAATACCGAAGATCTTGGTCTAGATGAAGAACCTTGGATGCAAGATGCCGAGGAGGATGATGAAGTTCCGTCTTATGGTAGGAATTATTATCCTGATATTTCAGAAGAAGATAACGATTGATATTGGTGGATGCTTCTAGGTGGGTCTAGACTATATATTCTTTATTCCTTTCTTCATTAGCTGTACGTTCGAATCGTATCATCCACACTTATGAATATTATGAATCAGAAGATTGAGGATTTTCGTCAAACAGAAGATGGAAAAATAATCCAAGGAGCTGCTCATACTTGCCGAGTATTGAATCATAAGAATCGTAATAAAATTATTATCAAGGCAGTGTGCGATCTACGAAAGATTGCCGACAGTTTTGATACTATCGCATGTTGCGGAGTTAGTGGCCTAATGGTTGTTCCGCAGATTGCAGAGTTACTCAACAAAAATATTGTAATTATTCGTAAGCCTGATGAAAAAAGATATAGCGATTTTTATATTGAAGGTGTTTCTCCTTTCCGTTATATTATTGTGGATGATCTTATCTGCTCTGGAGATACTCTAAAATGGATTCGCCAAGCTATCTACGAAGATAATCCAAAAGCTATTTGCAATGGATTATATTGCTATCTGCCAGATGAGTGTGCGTACACAAAAGAAACCGAAAAATTATTTAGCCAGCGTTATCGCACAATTCTCCTAAACCCTGCTCCACTAAAGACTTAGGGACAGTAGGCGCGGCCCGCCGTGTCGTAAGTGCTTATCTAGCAACGACTTAGAGCAAAACAAAATTTTCTCAAGACACCCCCTTGACACTGCCGATAATAGATGGTAGAATCGAAGAACGTAACGAAGAAAGCTCAGTAACACGAAAGGGATGATTATGGCTCATGCAGTTGAACAGATGATGTTTGTTGGTGCTACCCCGTGGCACGGTCTGGGTAACCAGTTGGACGAGGCTCCCACTGTTTCGGAGGCGATTACCGCCGCTGGTCTGGATTGGGAAGTTGGTCTGAAAGACCTATTCACCCAAGAGGGAACGCCCGTTCCGGCTCGTGCCACCTACCGCAAGACTGACAATTCCATTCTCGGAGTTGTCGGCCCGCGATACACTCCGCTGCAAAACAGCGAAGCGTTCGATTGGTTCCAGCCGTTTCTGGATGCTGGAGAGTGCAATCTGCACACTGCCGGTTCTCTCCACAGCGGTGCGAAGGTTTGGGTTCTTGCCCAACTGAACCGCGACAATAGCGAGATCGTCAAGGGTGATGATGTTTGCAAGTTTATCCTGCTGTCCAACAGCCATGATGGTACGACCGCTATTCGTGTCGGATATACTCCGATCCGCGTTGTGTGTGCGAACACAATGGCTATGGCTCACAGCAAGGGTAGTGGCTCCAAGCTGATTCGGATTCGTCATACCCGTTCCAGCAAGAATAATCTCGAACAGGTTCGGGATATCATGGACAATATCAATGCGGAGTTTGAGGCAACTGCTGAACAGTTCCGATTCCTCGCGTCGAAGAACTTCAATCAAGTTGATGTTCGTCGATATGTCAAGGTGATGCTCGGTATCGAGGGTACTGAGGATAAGGATATCAAGACTCGTACTCGTAATATCATGGACGAGATTCTCACCTTGGTGGAAGGCCCGAAGCAGAGTGCAACGGGTGTGCGTGGAACGTGGTGGGCCGCTTACAACGGCTTCAACGAGTATCTGAATTACAGTAAGGGTCGCACGACCGATAATCGTCTCGATTCGCTCTGGTTTGGACAGAACGCTAATGACAATACGAAGGCTCTGGAAACTGCGATGCAGTTTGCAAACGCTCTGTAACGATCCTTTCGTGGTGCGTGGCTCGGGGAGGCCGTCCCTCAGAAGTGGGGGGCGGCTTCCTCTTTTTTGTAGATAGTAGGTGATTCCGTAAGTGGTTGATAGCAAAGGACTTACGTCAAATCCGGCCCGCAAATTTCGTCCTAAGTTTAGTAGTGGTAAGGACTTACGTAAATTTTGTAACAGTTTCTCGTAAGTTCCCTATAGACAAGGGGTTGCGTATGACGATATAATGGATGAGACGCAAGGTGTTGTCTGGCAAAGAGTTAGGTAAAAATAGTAATGATGAATATAAAAATAGAATTGTATTCATTTGTATCAGCTAATCCAACGGATTTGCGTGACTTGAAGATAGTCAGCGAGAAAATACGAATAGTAACAAGGCTTGTTGAATCTAAGTTCTTATGTTTCAACCACTTGCGTCAAATCAACCAGTGTGGTATACTGTGGATAGTAACAAGGTATGTAATGAGATGGTATAAAGTTGAGAATTATTCTCAATAAGAAAATATGATTGTTTTTTGTAGTCTGATAATGTAGTCAGGCAAAAGTCGGGGTCCTTTGAAATGATGCAGGAAAGAATGAAAATTACTGATCAAAATAGGGCTGATATTACTAGTGTCTATTGCCACAGGCTTTTGGACGATATGGACTTTAATACTCTGTATAGTTTTGCTTATCAAATGTTGGTGGATAATAAGAGTGGATTAACTAATAAAATGTTGGAAGAACAGATTGTGGATTACTACCCTAACCTTTTGGAGACTGAATAATGAATAATACTTATAATATCAAAGAAGATTTGCGTAATGCTCAGAATATTTTATCTGAAATTGACAATAATTACAGAGACCTTTATGTTAGACTGTTGAAAGAACCCAACCTTAGCGAAGGTACTCGTAAATCTTTGGTAAGACTTGGCGAGATTATTTGTCGTGATTTTGTAAGTCCATCATGGCCGGATGTTTTGGACAACTAAATTAGTGTATTCTAATACGTCCTTAAGGGGAGGTATTATGATATTCTTGCAAAGTCCGAAAAATTTCTGGCATATAGCCATACTATTCTTGTGGATCACCTTCCTTTTAATGTACGCTTAATTTTGGAGATTGAATAATGCAAAAACTTTGGGATGAATCTGGTCAACCTCTTTTCTATAAAGAAAATGGAGAAAGAGATTATCTTCAGGAGGCTCATTATAGATATGTTTCTCCATCATGGATGAGCATGGCAGCATACTCTTGTTGTCCTGAGGAATTACAGGCTAGATTAAATAACGTGGAGTGGGATGGAAAAACTCAATATATAATCAACAAGGAGAATAACTAATGGAAGTAGAACTTAGTAAACAAGAAGCTTGGAAGATTCTTGATGCTATTAGTGCCTATAAGGAAGATTATACTGTTACTGGCGCTGTTAGTAAAACATATGATAATATTACTAAAAAACTGAAAGAGGTTGTAAAAGAATGACTATAGTTTTCTGGTTGATCGCACTGTTCTGTATAAGCTTGATCTATTATCTAAAGATCACTGAGTAGCGGTGTATAAAACTTATTAGTGATTTTGGGTGGCCTAATTTCGGAGGGCTTTATGAAAGCTCTGTGGAGAATAATTCGGGCTATTTTTTGCGGATGTTTATTCGCATGGATCGGAGTCTCTATGATGGAAACGGAACTAGAGATTCTTACTAATAGTTCTTATAAAGAATATATGGCTCACGATCTATTTTATGGATATTTGTCTATAAGAACTTTTTATGAGAATATAGTTTATGTTGCAGGATTGAACTTTATAATGGGATTTTCTATAGGACTAATATGGAAACCCGGAAGTATAAAGATATAAAGGATTTAAATGCTTTTAGTTGTTATTATAGTTGTTATGATATTATTGTTGGATACTAAGCCAAAATACTAATATATGCAAAAAAGTGCTACAGTAGCTTTGATTAGTAACAATAAATTATTGTTGCTAAAACGTGGAGATTCTGCGCCGTGGAATCCCGGACGATATTGTTTACCCGGTGGAAAATTAGAACATGATGAAACTTTAGTTGATTGTGCAGTGAGGGAGTTGTATGAGGAAACTAATATAGTATTAAAATCTAATCAATTAACTCCTCTTATTATCTCTTATCCCAAATACAGCAAGACTGTGTTTGTTTGTAATAGTGATAGTAACTATATTGTAAAATTGAACTGGGAACATTCTGATGCCATCTGGGTATCGTATGGGGAATCATCCTCAATTGATCTGGTGCCGGGTCTGGCCGTTACTATTAAAACCCTTGGTGACTCTGGGTATCTGATCTAAATCGTTTAAAGCCAAGACCTTGTGGCGACCGATACTTGTGGTATACTGGGATTGTAACACGCACTCAGGAGATTGCAGAAAGAATTCTAATTACGGAGGTACTATGGTAAATAACTAAATTATGTTCTGGTTATTCTTTTCACCCTAAACTCAGGACATAATATGCTCATTCTCGCTTTGTTTGTTTTTCTCTGCATGGATTGAACAGGTTGGAGCTTCTGTACGCTATGATTATAACAGGCTGCTGGTAGAAAGCAAGAGGTTGTTGTAGTAAATAGGTATACTAGTAGTATATATTATATCCACCCCAGCTGCATAAATATTAAAGGATATCATCATCTTGTCAAGACAAAAAAATTTTATGTGACCAACATACCAGATAAACGGTCTTCCCCAAGATTTTGAATCTGGAACTTGTTGCTCCCGTGACTATGATACACTGGAGCTTAGAGGACGATTGTGAAATACCCATCAAGGACGATGTTGTTTTTTTGATAATAATTTTATACAAGGAGATTAATATGAAGAATGTTATTCTGATGATTGCTTTGGCCACAGTTTGTTCAACAGGTTATGCTGGCGAGTGCGCCAATGGTTCCTGTTCGCTTCGTAGTCGAGCAGTTAATGTAACCCGCGAAATTGTTGCTGTTCCAGTAGCAGTAACTCGCCGCACTGTTGAAGCTACTCGTAATGTGGGCCGACGAACTGTTGCCCGCGTTCGTAGTGTCGTTCGCTAATATTATAGATTGATAATCTGAAAGGTTATAGGACAACTGGTCAGATTATAGGTCGAAGAAAAGATAACCCCCGATGCCTCTTAGCAATGCACACTTTCGGGGGTCTTTTCTTAAATAGGATTATTTTTACTCAAGGAGGAATTTATGAAGAATTTTATGATCGCTATTGCTCTAGTTTTTGTCACTACTTTTGTTCAGGCCGCAGGACCAAGGTACTATTATAGTCAGCCAACTACTAAGGCCCAAAGTTATACTAGTATGAATAATGTTGATGATCAGAGTAGATGTCAGGCTGAGGCGGATTATATGGCCCGTAATAATATTACTGGTCATGTATGGAGTTGTATTGGTAGTTTTGAAGGAGTAGGTTATGGTTCTAGTCCCAATTGTAACACCTGTGTTCCTAGTGGCAATATGAGACTAACAGGAGATGCGTCAGCACAAGGTAGGAATGGTATGTGGTATAGAGTAAGAAGTTGGAGGTAAATCCTTCAAGCAAGAGTAGCTCAATGGTAGAGCGTTAGGTTTCCAACCTGAATGTTGAGAGTTCGAGTCTCTTCTCTTGCTTTTGTTTCAGCTAATATTATCGGATCGGAATTATGGAGACAGTCAGCTAATGTTTTACCTAAATTAACCTGCTTGGTTTTTATGGTTACAGTCAGCGAGGAAATATGATAAGAGCCATAGTATTAAATAAAGAAATTAAATGTGAAAATATTTGTGTTGAAATTCAAAAATTAGTAAATAGATATAACCAAGAAAATACTCCATCTCCTAATGCTATTCTAGTCATGGAGATTAAAACTATTGTTGATAGTCGGGAAGATACCGGACCCCTTAGACTAGAACATAAAACAGAAGATGTTTGACTTTTGACAACTTAGTGTTACTATAATTATAGATTGTCGCACCTAATATTTCCGGTTTGGTTTTTATGGTTTCAGTCAGCGAGATTTTATGAAAGTAGATATTTCACAATTTATTAGTAAAAATCTTGAACCCGAACAGAAATTATATACTAGGAAGGGTGAAGAGAATTATATAGATGAAGATAATAATTTTAGATTGTCTACAGAATCTTCCCAAGTATATGCCAAGGCTATTCGCAAAAGATTGTCAAAGAATTTCGCCGGTAATAAAAATTTAGCCTACGCATATTATATCAAGACTGATCCTAATAGAAACTTATTCAATCCTATGGATCTTTACTCCATAGAACCAAAAGTCAAAAAGTCTTTTATCAACAAGATTTGTAAAACAGAATTAGTTTATACAGAAGTAACAGAGAACATCTTCAATAAGTATTTGACCTTTTTGCGCACCGAAAATATTAAGTGGCTTCAAGATGCTCAAAGAGAAATCAAATAATTATTATCAATACTCATCATATCCATGATCTCAGTTCTAATAGTTTTTATTGGCCTTTTAATTATTGAAACTTTTGTTCACACATTCTATTCTTCTTCTGCATCACAAAATTCGGACAAAAATCAAAAATGAGATATTTTATATCAGAAACTTGCCAAAACTTGATTCTTGTTGCATTAATTACTCTGGTAACTATGGCAAGTGCTGGGATTATCACCAGAAAGATATTGTTATCATATTATTATACCCCCGATTATACCTCTTCCTCAATGCCAATTAACGAGAAATAGCTGGTTTTTAACAGTATAACGATCAGTTGTAACATAAATTGATCAGATTTTTACTTATTGAATTTGCCGGTGGTGAAAATTGCTTAAAGACCACTGATGGGAATGGCCGATAATCCCTATTGACAACTCCCTTGTTGTCTGGTATACTCTGTAGAGTATGGTAATGGTAATAAGTTGAATAATTGAGGGGAAAATGTATAAAAATGTATTGTTGACCGATAAAGAAATCGCTCTCCTAAAGAGGGTTGTTGGTGATTATCTTCATGAGAAAATTGTTCCAGAAGCTACTAATTTGACCATTATTCTGAATCGTCTACGGGAGATCAAGCCCACAAAAATATACAATCAGAGTATCAATTAATATAAATGGGAAATAAATGGCAGAGAAATCAAATCATCATGTGTTTTTTGGGTCTGGTTCCCACAAATCTGATTTTTTAAGATTATCTATAGCCCACAAAGGTTGTAAATTTGTATAGTGGAAACATTCTTTTTGTTGAGCAGGATCAGAAAGATCAAATGACGATATTGGGCGAATATGGTCAATATGCCAACCATTTAAAGACCAGTTTTTCCATGTCATATCTCGCTTGAATTGCGACTGTATATGTTCTATTAATTCTTCTTTAGAACAACCCACTAATTCTAATGCAGAATTTTGTTTATTTGTATTTTGATCTTTTAATGATTTCCAAAGTTTATTTCTCAATACTTGAGCTAATTTATTTTCAATATTATTATGGTAATATTTTTTATAATGAGTAGTGTGGTAATCAAAGATAGCTATAAGGCTGATGTTTTCAATTTTGATATGGAATGTTGGAAACAAGAAATTCCTAATGAGATATTGTTTAATGAAGATGGAACAGTAAAGGACGGGCCTTGTACTAAATGGGCTGAACTATATAATCTGACTATTAATAATGTGATATCTTGGGAATGGACTAAGATGAAGTTGACAAGAAGCGAACTTAAAGGTTTGGCCGATTTTCTTAACCAATTTATTAAGGAGAACCAATAATGATTTGTAATATTGAGAAACATGATTTGTCTTTGATTCTTGATGCTCTTGATAGTTATCAGTTGGATATTGAGCATGGTAATGCTAATGGGAATAGATATGTTTGGACTGGAAATGATGTAAGTAATCTTAGGGATCAGCTTAACGATATTCTGGAGAATAACTCATGAACGATAAACTACAAAGTAATATCAGGAACTTTATTGTGGATTATGATAATACTGTGAGTGATTTTAATATGGCTGATTATGATTTGTGGCTTGAGACTGCCGTTAATCTTTTGAAAGAAGTTTTGGAAAATAACTAATTGGGAAATCGGCTAAGTTTAAGAGTAGAATTATTGGAACAATTACTTTTAGTTCTTGTGTTCAATACCTCTCTAAAGAACAGTGGAAAGCTGATAATGGTAGACATAAGGTGGATACTAATGACAAGAGTTATGGTTGGAAAGATAAGCCTAAGTTTGGATGGATTGTAAAATCTGTGGAAAAGTTTGAAAATCCAGTTGACCCACCAGCCAAACGTGGTATAATTTATGCAAAGGACTGCCTTTTGGAGAAATGTATATGAGATGGGTTTTTATTGTGGCGAGAGAATCAACCATCGAAAAGATTAAGGTTTTTGATGACTATTTTATAGGAGAGGTTTATACCAATGAATATCTTAGGATCGGATTTGGAGTAAACGAAGTAGATTTTCCTGAATATCGCAAAGGAATTTATTACAAAACTGCCGATGGAATTAGCGTAGGGTTGTATAAAGATAATTCTTGACAACGCCGATATTTGTCGTATAATGGCTTACAATAGCATCGGGAAAATCTATTTATGACTACTATAGAAGAAAGAATTAACTATTGGTGTGATACTCTTGAAAATAAAGCTAAAATCCAAACCTATGGAGGTTTAAATACTTATTTTCACTTTAGTCGTGGCAAATCCTATTATAAGATAGTTATGACTTATCAAGACACTAAGCAAGATAGCGTTCATGCTTTTGTTAACCAAAAAACTGGTGATATTTATAAGCCAGCAAGTTGGTCAGCACCATATAAAGATCCAAGATATAATCTCTGGACACAATACGAAAAACTTTTAAACGAATGTGATTGGGCAGGAAAATACCTGTATAAAAGATGAAAGATATAGAAAAAGAAGAAATCAAAGAAGAAGTTAGGTATCTTAGTAATAAGCCAAAGATAAAGTCTTTGGTACAAGATGTTGGCATAGCTCATATACTTAAATATCTGATAGAAGATATTGATTCTCTTGATATTGATTCTGATTATGACATATGGAAGTTTCGTGTTGCCGATAGCTTAGAAGATGCTTATGAACATTATACAAATAGGCTCAAGGAAACAGATGATCAAGAGTCACCCATATAACAACCATAACTTATTTTGTTCTTGGAAAGATTTTGATAACTATGTCTCCAGCATATTTAATCAATTACAATCGTCTAAATGGATACCAGACTATATAGTTGGTGTTAAGAGAGGTGGATTAATTCCAGCAACTAAACTTAGTCATATGCTTAATAAGCCGTTAATTATGATGAGTTGTCAGCTTAGAGACGATGCCGATAATAGAGTTAAACTATTAGAAGCAGAATCTCTTTCAAAAGATAAAAAGATTCTAATTATAGATGATATTTGCGACAGTGGAAATACGTTGCAAAAAATTATTGAAGAAACACAGAACTATGGATTTTTAAATGTCAAAGTAGGAGCATTATACTACAATACCTCTCAAACATTTAAGATAGACTATTTTTCTAAAACCATAGATAGATCGTATGATAAAAGATGGATTAGTTTTCCCTGGGAATACAACTTATGAAACTTAATATAAATGTGCAAGAAGCGTTATCAGAATGGCGTGTTATTATTAATGAAGAAAAATTGGCGGCTAAAACAGAAAAAAGAGAGTCCGTTATAAATGAGGACTTTGAAAAGTTGCTCATTGTAGCCGAAACACAAAATATGTGCATTAAAATTCTAAAAAATGGCAAATCATTCAAAGAGCTTGAATCTTGGATTATAGAAACAAATGAACTATTGGATAATCAATCGCCAATAGAAGCTATAGAAAACGGAGAAGTTGATAGAGTATATAGTATAATTTGAACTATTTTTATTGTGTATATTATAATGTGGGTTAAATACCATCTTATAAGCATACTATGAACAATAATATTAATAATTATACAGATATAGTCTATTTACAGCGTGGTGGAACTTCATATATATTAAGTGGAATAAACAGATACACAAATAAAAAAGTTGCTATTAAAATAGCTATTGATAGACATAAACAAGAACTCATAATAAATGAAAGCAATATCCTTTCTAAAATTGATCATAAAAACATTATTAGATTTTTCGATATAAATTCTATCAAAAATGATCAGCTTTATATAGTTACAGAGTTTTTAGAAGGAGAAACTTTACAGGAATATATAGAAAAAAATGGGCCTCTGAATTATGAAAAACTTTTACACATATTCGGAGAAATCTGTAATGGCTTATCCTATATACATAGTCTTGAAATAGTTCATAAAGACTTTAAACCTCGTAATATTTTTTTGTGCAGTAATGGTGATATAAAGATTATAGACTTTGGATTGTCGGCTATGACTACCAAAACACTAGAGTCTAAACCAAAAAATAAAATAAAAGGAACAATCGATTACATGTCTCCTGCTCAAATATTAAACCCTAATATCAACGAAAAGTATTCTGACATATACTCTCTTGGAGCCGTATTATACTTTTTAGCCGTTGGTAAAACAATGTTCACAGAACAAAACATTAATGCTAAAATACGAAAAAAACTATTAGGATATTGTGACACTAGCTGTATAGCTGATCCGAATATTAAACAGCTATTTTTAGACATAATGAATGAATATCACAATAAATCAAAAACTATAGATCAGATACTTAAAAGAATTCATACTCAAAAAATCATAAATTGTTGGGAATATGTTAAAATCTAAACAACAAAAATACAACAGTATATGGATTAGTGCAGATTCTCAAGAGGAACTAAATATAGCATTTATGAGATTTGCTGAGTATTACGAGAGTCCCAATAAAAAATTTAGAAATAACATCTTTACTGTTGGACAACTTAAAAATTGGTATAGCATCACATACGGAGCAGATACTTATCATAAGGATTGGAGTGGCTTTAATATACCAAGTAAAATATTAATTCCATTTTCACAAGGACTTTTTGATCCACTTACTAAAGAAGAACAAGAACTACTCAATTTATTTAGATATCGCCATGATGATTTCTTTATTATGGGCGCTCAAAATGAAGCTGTATTAAGACACGAATTGGCCCATGCTTTATTTGCACATAATCCAAAATATAGATACGCTATTGATCTATATGTTTTAAAACACCAAAAAGAACTCAAAAAAATCAGTAAATATATTCTTGACAAAGGGTATTGTAAAGAGGTTTTAATAGACGAATTACAAGCTTACATAACTGATAATGAAGATGAATTCATTATGAATAATACTTCAGCAAAAATTATTGAAGATATTAACTCTATTTATAGGAAATTCAGATGAGAAAAGATTTGGCTCAGAACATCAAAATAGGCAATACAGTATATAATTGTTTTATGGATACCCTAGTTGTTACATCTATTTATCATGATCTATCACAACATAGTATTATTTTTGGCACTGTTGACACAAGGCTAAATAAAGCTAGTTATGACTCTAAGGATATTTATTTGTCTGACTTGGAAGAAGAAAGTGACGATGAAAAATCTTGGGTTAATTGGGCCAAAGACAATAGAGATTTTTTTGATGAATTTGACCATATCGAAACTATGAAAGAAGTATATAAAACAGCATTTTATAATGGGTTTGAGCATAAAAGACAAATTATTTTTCAGGAGCAAATGCAAAAATGAGTTGGAATGGAACCTTCAAGTATGATCCGGTAGATATTTCTAAAGTCAACAACATACTGACTCAATATAAAGGCCAGCCAGTATTAGACTATATAATAGAGCTATATAAGCTTATTGAATATCAAAGACAAAGAATATCTGAACAAGAAAAACAGATTATAGCA